CTATCGCCAATGAGGCCAGGCAAGAATTACTATTTGATGAGATGTGGGACATAGCTCAGAATACAGAAATGGGAGAAGAAATAACTACCAGTTTGAAAGATACAAAAATGGTTGTTAAGGATATGACTTCTCACAGGTCCCTAAAAATAAATACTTTGCAATGGATGTTGTCTCGCATGAATCCGACTAAGTACGGAAACAGAATAGAGGTCGATGGTAAGATGGACAATAAAATAGAACCAATTCAGTTTAACATAATTAGATCAACAACTAACAATGATTCAGATGAAAAAATTTAATTTACTTTTCAACAAAGCTTTTGAAACTATTTTCAGATTAAGTGCAATCTTCCTTTTCTCTCTATACTTGGGAGCAATAGGATGGATGGTTTTTAAATTTATTAAATGGATATATTAGAGCATCAAGCGGACTTTATAGAAAGTGACTTTATTCACACGGGACTCATCGGAGGTTACAGATCCGGTAAGTCCCAAGCTGGTGTTATAAAGACACTGAGTAAAAAACTTGCATATCCCGGAATAGATGTGGCTTATTATTTACCAACCTACGGATTGATAAAAGATATAGCTTATCCAAAATTTGAATCCCTGTTAAAACAGTTCGGAGTCAAATATGTATTAAAGGAAACGGATCACAAATTTGAAACTCCTTTTGGTAACATAATCTTGAGATCATTAGACAACCCTAATACGATTGTTGGTTATGAGGTTGGCTATAGTTTAATTGATGAAGCGGATATTTTAGGGATGGCACACATGGAGAAAGCTTTCTTAAAGATAGTAGCAAGGTTATCCGTTCCCCTACCGGATGGTAAACCAAACTCTTTGGACTTTGTATCTACTCCAGAGGGGTTCGGTTTCCTATATAACTTCTTTATTGAAACCCCGGACGAGAGCAAAAGATTGATAAATGCTAAAACAAGAAACAATCCCTTTATATCTAAAAGTTATATAAAGACCTTGAGCCTCCGATATACAGAAAAGCAATTGGCTGCATATTTAGACGGACAATTCGTGAATCTAACAACTGGATCTGTATACTATAAATTTGATAGGTCCCGGAATGATTCCCAAAGAGTCCTCCGAGAAAAGGAAATGCTACATATTGGAATGGATTTCAACATCACAAAAATGGCTGCTGTTGTCCATGGGTTAGATTTTAAACCTGGGGGATTAGAACTAACAGCCATTGGAGAGTTCTCTGATGTGTATGACACTGCGACCATGATTACTAAAATAAAAGAAACTTATCCTGGACACAGAATTATAGTTTACCCCGATGCAAGTGGAAAGAATAGAAAATCTTCTGGATCTGATACGGATCACGACCTACTTAAAAAAGCCGGATTCACATTGGAAGTTGATCCTTCCAATCCGAGTGTAAAAGATCGGGTCACAAAGATGAATGTGTCCTTCCAGAACATAGCCGGCAAAGTATCTTATTTTGTTAATACAAAACTGTGCCCTCAATACACAAAGGCCCTGGAGCAAATCGATTATAAGAATGGCGAACCAAATAAAGAAAAGGGATTGGATCACATAACGGAAGCTGGAGGGTACTGTGCATGGAGGATATTCAAAGAATCAAAAACGACTAAAGCTTCTACCCGATGAAAAACATAACAGTTAAACAACTATTCGAGTCTACTCCGGAGGAGTTCAAAGAATACCACGAGATACTTAAACACTTAATACCTAAAATCCCGCCAATCGGAAAGCAAATAAAATCCTTGACTGATTTATCATACGGGAAAGTGGCATTGATCCGATCTGAATTGGGAGTAAATGAATTTGAAACGATTTTAAACGTATTTAAGGCCGCATTTAAAATTAAACGTGATAATGTATTGAACATGGAAATCGTTCAATTTTACCAAGCTCTAAATTGGTTGCAAGAAGAACTCAAGACGTTATCTATGAGAGAAAAAAAATTCTTGTCTGCCGAACCGGATCCAGTATTGAAAGAAGCAGGAATAGATCGGCTCAATGTCTTCACCGATTTGAATCCTTTGATTAATTTAGCCAAACAATATTCGAAATCCCCGGACGAGGTTAGTAAATGGAATTACAACTTAGTGTTCTCTTTATTATTACATGGAAAGATCATGGGCGAAATAGATGTTGAATATAGGAGGATCAAAGAAGCTAATCAGTCTAACCGATGAAAACAAACATATTTAAAAAGTTAAAGATTATTGAATTCTGGATTGGGGTTAACATCATAGGACTTCCAATAATTCATAAACACAACCGAGTTATTTACACTAAACAGCGAATGGTATGGAAGTAGATTTAGTAGAATTATTAAGAGACAAAGCCACATTAAAAGGATGGGGATTTGATTATGGAAGAAAGGACCATCACAATTTATCCGACATAACTTTAGAGGATGGTTACGAACCTACACAATGGCAATTATTTTTGGATCCTGTTTTAGTAGATGAATCCCGGGAGGATTTTGTTACACACTCGGGATATTTCATGTTGTTATCTGTTTCTGATTTAGACCAAGTATATGATGGCCAAAAGAGTCAAGAGGTTAATAACGGGAAGTATAGAACAAATATAAAACCAAAAAAGGAATACATGAACAAATTTTTCAAAGCTGAAATAGAATGCTTGGGAAATATGGAAGTAACAAAATTGGTAGTAACTGAAGTGATAAACATCTTTGACAATAACCTGGATGGTATACTAATAAACTTCTCAATAAATCAATTCCGATGAAATTGGAGTCAGTTCTTTTTGAAGAGTTCGAAAAGCTTAGATTTGAATTAATCGAAAAGCATAACGAATTGGGCATGAGGTCCTCAGGGAAGTGGACTGAATCTCTAAACACAGTTGTTGAGAAGGGCGATGGTTTTTACAGGGCAACAACTTATGGGATCCATTACACAAAGCAATTGGTATACGGAAGAGAGCCAGGAAAATTCCCGCCGATAAAAAGTATCGAGGATTGGATTAAGAATAAGGGGATAAAGTTCCTGGAATCTGAAATCAAGATAAGTTCCTTGGCATTTTTAATAGCCAGAAAGATAGCGAGAGAGGGGACTGAGTATTATAAAAAAGGAGGTACAGATTTGGTTAGTTCCATATATACGCCTGAAAGGATCCAGGAAATAATTGACAAAGTGTCTCGAATTGATTTAGATTTTATAATTTTGGATCTACGGGAAACGTTTAAAACTTTATAAATCACGTACTATGGTATTAACACAAACGCTCTCAGAGACAGATCCTTTAAATGCTTTCAATAATAACATAATCAGATTCACAGAAGCTGGCTCGGGATATGCTGTAATAACAACTCCAGTAGGGGACTTTATAATAACTCCTTTAAATAGCTTGGAATACTATTTTAATTTTATTGAAGTATTCAAAAGCATAATAAACAATAATTTATTTGCGGATGACCATGTCTATAATAATTCATTTGATCAGGACACAGCCCTATATGCAATCGTGCCCGTAACTATAAACACTTATACTAGTATTGGAGCTCTTCTTGGGACTCAGGTTCTAAACTACAAAGTCACAAAGTCAGTTATACAAATAGACCATGTCGAATTTCCGTCTCCATTCCTTCACAAGGATTACGATGGGGAGATCAATTTAGATGTCTTCTTGGGTTATCCTTTCGATTTTAGTTTTTATTTGGACCCTTTGAACACGGGGGATGTAACCATCACAGGACCTACGACCAATTTAACTAAAGCCCTAAATAATAGATATGTTACCCGAATGAGCCTTATAGATTTGAATGGGAACCAGCTCCACCAATACGGAACTGGAAACGATCTTAACTTAGTTCCCGGATTTCTTTCAGAGGTATCCGTTAACATAGGAGGGACCTTATATAAATCTTACATTAATGTACACGAAACTTGTACAGACGAGGAACCAATATATCTCAAATGGTTAAACAGAGAGGGCTCATGGGATTATTGGCTTTTCACAAAAAAATATAAGGTAGATGTAAAAACCAGAAGTACTGGAACAGTGGAATCCAATTCCGAAAACATAAATGACGTAAGATCCATATATAGCAACTTGGGAGTTGAGTCCGATGAAATGTACACGGTGTCAGAACAGTTTTTATCCAAAAGACAATTCAACAAAGTTACCGCAATGGTTTATAGTCCTAAAGTTTATTTCTGGACAGCAAATAAATTTATAGAAGTTTTAGTAGTATCAAAGTTGAAATACACGTCCACTAGAGCTTTTGGGGAATTTAATTTTGATATAAAGTTACCACCTTCACAAAATCAAACTACATGATCCAGTTATTTATAAATGATAAACTAATAGAACTTGGTAGCACTCCCATAACTCAGACGGCTCAACTTAATGATTTGGGCGAGCCAGATAGCAAACAGACCTCTCACACTAATAACATTAAGATCCCGGACACTCCTAACAACAGAGAAGCTATTGGATATCTTACTATCGGAGCAAGGCCATGGGCTGGGATCGGATTAGGTTGGAAAACGATATTCCCCTACGGAGTTCCAAATTGTAAATTAGTGGAGGACGGGATCGAATTGGTATCTAACGGCTTTGCAGTTTTATCTGGTCAAGAAGGTTCAGAAATAAATATAGCAATATATGGGGCAGAGAAATCCATGACAGAAAAACTCAGATCCGTAACACTAAAGGATTGTTTTCCCAGCAGGCCTTTCACATATACAGCTACTAACTTTAGAACGCAGATGGATTCCAATACGGATTACATATTTGCATTAGCCCATTATAATGATTTGACATTGGCTACAAATGTAAAGGTGGGGGGAGTCTGGTATACTGAAACAGTAGTAACTCCTTTTCAAATGACTCCTCAATTCTATGTAAGAGATCTTATAAATTATGTTTTTTCTTATTTGGGTTATACTATTGACTATCCTACTTTAAATGGGGTTCTTTTAACTGCTGATCCAGACTATACAAATTTATTGGTAACAGCATCCCGGAACGGGTCTGGAGCAACTATCAACATAGGTAGCACTGTGGACATGAGAAATTTTTGTCCAGAGACTATCGCTTATGATTTAGTAAAGGATTTTATGAATAGATTTTTTTTACTAATGGAAATCGACGAAAGAAAGAAAAGAGTAAGGTTCGTAAATATGGATCACATTCTTTTGGAATCGGATGTTGTAAATTACTCAGACAAATTTGATTCGGTTAAAAGGAATATTTACAAAGTAGATAAATATGGGCAAAAGAATTTTTATAAATACTCCGATGATAAGCAAAGGGGTATAGGGGAACCTGGAAGGATAGTAGATTTTGTAGGGGAATTAGAAGGAAGTTTTGACGTTCGAAATTTATCTTTGGAAACAGGAGTAGAAATCTATGAGTCCCCATACAATAAACCAACTTGGCCTCCTTTCATATCGGAAGCTATTTCAGACCAACAAGGATCCACTGTAAGAGTAACTGGATCTACTGATAAGTTCTACCCTTGGCTAAACATGAGGGAGTGCACCATAACGGGGGGAGGTAGTAAAGTAGTTTCTAACATTGTAGAAAAACCGGTCTTACAGATGTTTACCAGAACTCGACTTACTTGTAATACCAACAACCACAGAGTAAAGGTGGATTTCTTAATTAGTAATTCCACAGCCAACGTAAGTTATTTCAATATTCTGCAATATGTAGATCTAAAATATTCTGCTGGGGTTAAACCGTCCGGGACTGGAGACATAATGAGCTTTCAGAAATACATAAATAAATACTACAGAAAAACAGCGGATACTTTATATTTTTTCGAGGGTGTAGAGGTCCTAATGAATTGGAGCACTATCGATTTCTATAAAGCGGATTTATTCAAAAGAGTTTACATAGAACAACTTGGGGGATTATATTATATGAATAAAATTTCCAATTATAGAAAAGGAGCATTGACCCCTGTAGAGCTAATCCGCATAAGCCCGTACGCTTAAAAATAATTTAATTACATTTGGATTAATAATACTAACAAATTATGGCAGATCAAATAGTAATAGCAGAACTCCAATTAAATACTAAATCACTGGAAGCGAGTAATGCTCAGTTGATAAAAGATATAGCCATCTTAAAGGCTCAGCAAAAAGAACTCCGGGATTCCACAGGATCTTTAACTACTGCTACGGAAGAACAAGCAAAGGCCTACATAGAAACGGACGCCATGTTGGTAGCTCTAAATAAAGAGTACGCCAAAAATAGAAGAGTTATGGCTGAGAATGCCACAGGCATATCTGGATTGACAAATCTATTATCCCAAGAAATAAACAAAATTTCTGAAGCTGAAGAATCCAATAAAAAACTTAACACTATTCGCAGACAGTTAAATGCAAATACTGTTGAAGGAGCACAAGCCATAGCGGAAATAAATCAAAAGATAAACGAGAACAATGATTTTATAAACGAAAATTCTGACAACCTGAAGAAACAAAAACTCAATGTTGGTAATTATACGGAATCGATAATCGATGCGTATAAGGAATTGGAAAAACAAAAAGAAGTTCTTGAAGAGAATAAAAAAGTAATCGAAGACCATATAGAAACTTTAGCCAAAGATTCTGAAGAATATAAAGTTTACACGCATCAATTAACTGTTGTGGAACAGCAGATAGATAATGTGTCAGAATCCATGGCAGAGAATAGGGGGGAAACTACTAAGGGGAGTTCAGCAATAGAATTATACAACGGGGGCATTGGAGGATTCATAGAAAAGAGTAAAGAAGCTGGCGGATCTGGAAATCTAATGAAGACCACTTTGGGAGGAGTTAAAGAAAGTTTCATAAGTGTAACCAAATCAGCAGCAGCTTTTCTAATAACTCCGATTGGCTTATTCCTATTGGCTATTGTTGGAGCATTCTTATTGGTTAAGAATGCCATGGATAGAAACGAGGAGTCCGCCAATAAAATAACAAAAGTGTTTTCTGCATTTGGGGGCATGGTGAATTATGTACTAAAAGTCTTGGAACCTTTGGGCGTATTCCTTATAGACGTTTTAGTCGGATCTTTTGAATTGGTAGGAGAAGCAGCAGACAAGACACTTACTTTAATTGCTGACGGATTGGACTTATTGGGATTTGATCAATCTGCAAAAGATATGAGAGAATTCAAAAATGGCATGGCGGACGCTGCAAAAGGGGCAATGGCATTGGCTGAAGCTGAAGCCCAATTAGAAAAACAACAAAGACTATCCCAAAAAATACAACTTGACTATCAAAAAGATGCGGAGAAATTAAGGCAGATCCGGGACGACGATAGTAAATCCATGGCTACGAGAATAAAGGCCAATGAGGATTTGGGCAAGGTCCTGGAAAACCAATTAGCATCTGAATTGGAAATAGCCCAATTGGCTTTAACTGTAGCTAACAAGAGGATAGAAGCTGAAGGATCTACAAGTAAAAATTTGGATGCTCAGGCGGAAGCATTGGTTGAAATATCCGACATACAGGAAAGGATTTCGGGACAAGAAAGTGAACAACTTGCAAACCTTAATTCCCTCCGTAAAGAAGCCCAGGATTTAGAAAAGCAAAGGCTGGCTGATATGGCTGCAAGAGAAAAGGATATGCAAACAAAGAAACTCCAAACCATGAATGAGGAGTTGGATCTATTCGTGGCCAAAAACATGATGGAAAGAAAAACGATGGAAGAGACATTGGCTTTTGAAGAATCCATAGCAGATAGAAGGAGAGCTTTGATAGACAAAGAATTTGAGTATGGCATCATATCAAAAACCAAGTACGAGGAGAAAAAAATACAGATAGATTTAGAGAGTAAAAGAAAACAAGCCGAATTATCCATAGATAATTTAGCTTTTGAATTAGAACTCTATAATAAAACAAACTCCAGCAGGATCGACGGATCCCGAGATATTTCTAAGTTATTGTATGATGACGAGAATAAGAGAATAGAAGAAGTAGCAATACGGGAAGCAGAGATAAACAGGGAGTCTTTTGATAAAAAATTAATATCCTTAAACGATTACACATTAAGATCTTTGGAGATCGAAAAAAATGCGGAAGATTTAAAACTTGAACTTCAAAGGAATTACGAAGCTCAGATTATTGCCGAATCCCAGCTTTTAAGATCCTTGGATTCAGAAAAAAGAATCATAGATCTGGAAGAGCAAGGAGCTTCCGAATTCGAAATTTCTTCCGAAAGACTTCGGGTAGACACCGAGGAGAAAATCAGATTAGTAAATGAAATTGAGAACCAGGACAAAGAAAACAGATTAGCTGATTTAGAAATTGAGAGGGAACAGAGAATAGAGGATGGGGAAAATGAATTGGAATTTCTATCCGAATACTTGGAAAGAAAAACTGCAATCCAAACAAAGAATAGCATAAAGACCGAGAAGGCCTTAACTAACATAACCAAGACCTCAGCTATAGCCCAAGCCAAAATAGATCAAGCTAAATCCAATGCTAAATTAAATGCGGCCGTATCAGTAGCACAGGGGTTAGCTCAATTAGCAGGGAAGGAAACAGCAGTTGGGAAAGCAGCGGCAATAGCACAAACCACAATATCAACGTACCAGGGAGCAACAGCCGCTTATGCAGCTGGTTCAGCAGTCGGAGGACCGGCGGGTGTAGTATTAGGACCACTTATGGCTGGAATCGCTGTAGCATCCGGATTAGCGAATGTTGCCACAATCCTTGGCATAACGGGGGGAGACGGGGGAGCTTCTAGTTTAGGGGGAGCAGCATCGGAGGCCTCCGCATCATCTGCACCCACAACAAGTATAGGAGCAACGGGGGGAGGAGAAGGACCTAAAGCAGAGAAGGGAGCTTTATTTAAAATAGGGGGAAACAGACATTCTTCCGGAGGTACTAAATTTAAAGGGGAAGACGGAACAGCATTTGAAGCAGAGCAGGGAGAACTAATCGGGGTAATGAATAGAAATGCTGCTCAAGTGTTCATGGATTTCAACAACAGACACGGGGGTTCTTATACTGGATCCGGAAATACTTTTGCAGCAGGAGGTATAGTTTCCAGCTCTGTTAATACGGTTATCCCAGAAATGGTTATAGATTACAAAGCTTTGACGGATGGATTTGTAGAAGCAGTATCCCAACTCCCGAGTCCAGTCCTTGCATTATCTGACCTAAATTATGCCAATGACAAATACGTGGGAATTATAGACCAAGCAAATATTTTATAGATGATAAACATTAAAGATATATACAAAGGGTGGGTTTCTTACATAGTTAGTGATCCCTGCGATTTACCAATAGCTAAGGAGCGAGCAAAAATATGTTCTGAATGTCCCGACATCACTAAAGGTTCTTACGAGATACTCCTCCCCGATAATCAAATAAAAGAAATTCAGGGATTCCGATGTGGAGTTTGTCTATGTCCCTTGTCAACAGCTACTAGATCTAAAGATTATGAATGTCCGAAAAAAAAGTGGTAACAGCATTAAAAAATTACGATTGTTAATAAAATATATTTAATACATTTGAAGCAATAATAAAAAGAACAAATAAACAATAAAACATGGGAACAGCTCACGTCTTTGTATATGGTCAAATAGGTTCTCCACCTCCGGGTTCTCCAGCTAACGGGGCAGCTAATTTTGTATCTTTAAAAAATGTCAAAGATCAACTGAGTACCCAAAAGGGCTTTAAAGATATAACGGTCCACATACACACTCCGGGGGGATTGGTAGCAGAGGGTTTTGCTATTTATGATTTTTTAAGAAGTTTAAACTTACCAATCACAACCATAATCGAGGGATCATGTTATTCAATAGGTACTGTTATAGCTTTAGCGGGGGACGAGAGATTAATGACTCCAAATTCCCAATTCCTTATCCATAACCCATGGGGGTCAATAGAGGGAGACAGCGCAGAGGTTAATCAGTATGCAATAGACTTAGCCCTGACCGAAAATAAATTAGCAGATTTTTATACAAAAGTAACTGGCATCGGACCAGAATTGGTTAGGTCTCTAATGTCCGTTGAGACAATGATGACGCCGGACCAAGCTAAACAACATGGCTTTATAACTGGAAAGACCCAAGACATAAAAGCCCTAGTATTATTAAAACCAAACACTGAGTCAAATATGAGCACAATCACTAAACAGGAATTCGAGGATCGATTCCAAAAACAGGAGTCAATAATGAACAAGGTATTGACTACCATCGCCGGGATTTCTAAGAAGTTCGGCCACAAAAATATTATGTTAATGGATGCCAATGGCTCTGAGGTGGAATTCCCAGACGTCGCTAATCCACAGGATCTGAAAGTAGGGGACAAAGCCACATTGGCAGGTTCGCCCGTACCCGATGGGGATTACATATTTCCGTCCATGGACAACCAGACAATTTCTTTTTTGAATTCAGAAATTTCTGCTATCACTCCAGCTACGGACAATTCAGAAAATGAAACTTTGAAAGCTGAGAATGCTGTTTTAGCTTCTAAGGTTAAAGAATTGGAAGGCAAAAATGCTGAAATCTCTGCAGGTTTAGAAACAGCTAAAACTCAAGTGATGAACTTTAAAACTGAAATGGTAAATCTTAAATCTAGTTTAGGCAGCCATTTCAATTATGATGGCAAGGGGAATCCTGGGGGAGAACAAAAAAAGAATACGGAAGGAAGACAACGAACTCCGATTCAAAACAAAAAATAAATAACTCTTAAAAATTAAAGCTATGTTTGAATTAGATCAATTGACTTTAAATCCTCAGGAAGAGACCGAAGTATCAAAAGCGGTTTTTGAAAAGGTACTGATTTTAGGTGCTATCGCTGATCACCATGAAATCCACACAGGAATCCAACACAAAACTCAGATTCCTTTCATCGGGACAATGGGATTAGTAGGGAAAAAAATAATTGGTTGTAAACCTACAGCCAATGGCAACAAGATTCCTATGTCAGAAAAATTTTGGGATCCGATTTTAGTAGGGGATCGTTTTGAGCACTGTGCTTTAGACACTGATCCATTATTCAAATTATTCAAAAAGGCATTGAGGATCAATCCGGATTACTACGACAAAATCGGGTCTGAAGAATTGGGCATAGTTGCTACTAGAATTGAAGAAGAGATGGCAGCGATGCTGATGCGTATTATATGGTTTGGGGACATGACTGTTGAAACTGTAGCCGAGGGAGGTTATTTAACCAACGGAACGGATCCAGCATTTTTCAATATCCTAGACGGTTTATGGAAACAGATCATATCTACAGATATTCCTACAACTGCTAAAAACTATGTGTCAATCACACAGAACAGCGGAGTAAGTTATGCTGCTCAACAAACTCTTCCAGCAGATTTCGCATTCAAATTATTCAAGGATATGTGGAAAAAAGCTGATGCAAGATTAAAACAAATCGTGCAAAAAGGCGGTGTTAAAATTCACATTCACGTAACTTCAGCCATCGCTGAAAACTGGATGGATTTTAAAGAAGACGCTTCTTTGGGTTGGACTGTTGATAAGGTAGAAGATTCTGGACTTAAAAGTTTATTCCGTAGTTTGGAGGTTGTTACCAGATATGATTGGGATCACATCATCGAAAACTACCAAGACAATGGTACAGTTTTACACTTGCCACACAGAGCTCTTTTGACAACGCCTTCAAACATACCTGTAGGAACTTTGTCAACAGAGGATTTAGAAAAACTTTCTTCTTTCTATGACAGAACAGACGAAATCAATATCATGGACTTCAGATTAAAATTGGATACGAAGTTCTTGGAACCCTACATGGGTGTAGCAGCTTACTAATCTCTTAAAAATAAAACAATGAGTATTATCTGCAATAAAATTTCAGAAAACATAGTTTACGATTGTGATAACAGACCCTTAGTTGGAATAGAACAAAGGTTGGTTCTCATAAACGAAAACGACTTGGATCGAATAGCGACCACATTTGATGTTACTTATCCGAAAGCCTTGATCACAAACATCGGATTGAAAGTTGGGAAGATCGGTTTCGAAATCACGGGCATAAAGCAAATAATGAATTTCACAAACTCATTAGTTTCAGACGAGGCTTCAGAGGATGGGGTTAAACACTCAATCACTGGGATCAAAATCAATGACCCGAGCGAAAAGATCAGAAACGAGATCAACAAGTACATAGGGGGATCAAAAGTTTATGCTGTCTTGGAACGCAAATGGAAAGGGGAAGACAACAAATACGCTTTCTTATTCTTTGGATTACATTATGGTTTGTCCATAACGGAATTAAAAGACGAGTCTGTCGGAGGAGCAATGCAAATAAGCTTATCCACCCCGGGGAGTATGAAAGAACCAAATCTTCCCCACATATTTCGGGATGTGGACTACGCAACAAGTTTGACTGCCTTTGAAAACAAATTTAGTAATATAGTTTAAGGACATGGATTGGACTCAATATGATTCCGACCAGATCCTGAAAGGAGTAGATCCGGATGGCAACAGACTTCTTAGTTTGTTTGCTAATGATTATAAAAAAACAATGGGGACTGAAATATGTCCCTCTTGTTCTAACCTCTCGGATAAATTAAAAGCATTAATTCTAAAAAAACAACGAATGGCAAAAGCTAAAAAACAAGTAAATTTAGTAGAAGGGGAAATTCCCTTCAAGCTAAAAAAGATGTACCAAAACATCACAACGATGGGTAGTAGAAAATACTACAACGATGAAAATCTTACTGAATCTGATGCTATTTTATTAGCAGCCAAACACCCAAAGGGCATAGGTCTTTTTGACACATATCCTACGGACTGGGAAGAGAAAGTAAAAGCTATCAACGAACCAAGCAAAATCATTTCTATTGATGGCACGGAGTATACTCCAGACCAAATTTCTTCAGTTTTATTAGCTATGGAAATAGAAGTTTTGGACGGATCTATTGAAGAGATCAATGCAATAGTCAATGGATTGACTCCAGAAAAGCTATTGGAATTAAAGGAAATGTTGATCACTATATAATATTAAAAGATGGGAGCAAAAGTCACAGCAGTAAAATTACTAGAACTATTAAAAAAGGTTGTGACTTTTGACAAGTCTCTTGGTATCCACATAAACGGATTTGACAACAATTATCCTGAAAGAGTGGAAAGGATAATCAACAATTCTGCAACGGCAAAACCTGCTGCAAAACTATATAGAAAATATTTATTAGGTCGAGGGCTAAGTCCAGACATGAACGATTTTATAGTAAACCCTTTTACTGGAATTACGTTGCTTCAGTTTCTCAGAAGCATAACAGTTTCCATGGCTTATCAGAATGGCGTTGCTATCCATATTAATTACAACCTTAATTTTGATAAGATCTCTTTGACAGTAATACCTTTTGGACATTGCAGAGTTGGAAAAAAAGATGATAAGGATTACAATTCTAAAATAATAGTTTCCCCTAAGTGGTCAGAGTTTGTTAACATAAAAGATCTTAAGCCACAAATTTTTGATGTCTATAACCCAGACCCAAAAGTAATACAGCAACAAATCAATAAAGCTGGAGGTATAAAAAACTACAAAGGTCAAATATTTTTTTACCATCCGGAGTCAGATATATATCCTCTTGCCCATGTGGATAATGTAATGATGGACGCAGATAGCGAACACATGAGTTCTGTATTTAAGAACACCTCCCTGAGAAAAGGATTTTTCGGAAAGAAAATAGTAATAACTCCACCAATGTTAGACTCAGCTTTAAGGACTCCTGATTCGGAGCTTGACGACGAAATGCTGGGAAGAAAAAAACTCCAATTATCCGAAAGGGATGCTTTTAGAAAAGATATGTTGTCCTTTATCGGAGCAGATAACAGTCAAGGAGCTTTCCACGTAGAACTAGAGTACGAGGGAGATGATATTGACAAAGCTATAAAGTTTATAGATGTTGAAACAAATATAAACGACTCTTTATTCCAGCACACTGAAAACTCATGTGCCAATAATATAAGAAAAGCTTATTCTAATATTCCAAGCATTCTCATAGAGAATAACGATGGGTCCATGTTTGGACAATCGGGGGAGATGCTTAACCAGGCCAAAATGTTTTACCAGGATCAAACGGAAGAAGATAGAGATACTATAGAGTCAGAGATCCTGAAACCTATGTTGTATAAATTTTCTAAGTTCGAATTTGATCCGAAACAAATAAAAATAATTCCTTTAATACAAAAGCCAGATGTTAATAACCAAGGAAACAATACTACTTTATAGACCACTGTCTACTTCAGTAAGGCCGAATATTATTAATTCATCGATCGAGGACGCGGAGATTCTGGACCTCATGCCACTCTTAGGCGAAAAGTTATATTTTGATATAGTCAAAAATCCAGCAAATTATACGGATCTTTTGGAACCAAAAGAGTATGTATGGTCTGAATCTAATGTAAAGAGCCCGGGACTTAAAAGAGTTCTTGTAGACTTTGCATGGGCTAGACACAGAATGGATGGTAGTCAAATAGATACTCCATTCGGATTTGTAGAGAAAACAACTCCCGATGGCACAAACGTAAACAGGGTAAGTCGAAAAGAAACTTATAAGCAAACTCAACAAACTGCCATGCAGTATTGGGCATTGGTTTCACTATACCTCGACAGAAATAATGCTCTGTATCCCCTTTGGAAAGAATCCTGTGGATCCTCAGCTGTAAAAAGAAGATTCACTTTTATAACTAGATAAAACCATGAGTATAATCTGCAATAAAATTTCAGAAAGCATAGTTTATGATTGCGAAAATAGACCTTTAGTTGGAATAGAACAAAGGTTGGTCCTCATAAACGAAAACGACTTGGATCGGGCGGCAATCACATTTGGCGTTTTCTATCCCAATGCTCTTATGACTAAAATAGCTCTAAAACCTGGTAAAACTGGTTATGAGATAACTGGCATAAAGCAAATAATGAATTTCACAAACTCATTAGTTTCAGACGAGGCTTCAGAGGATGGGGTTAAACACTCAATCACTGGAATAAAAATCAATGACCCGAGCGAAAAGATCAGAAACGAGATCAACAAGTACATAGGGGGATCAAAAGTTTATGCTGTTTTAGCCAGAAAATGGAAAGGTCAGGACAATAAATACGCTTTCTTATTCTTTGGATTACATTATGGTTTGTCCATAACGGAATTAAAAGACGAGTCCGTTGGAGGAGCAATGCAAATAAGCTTATCCACCCCGGGAAGTATGAAAGAACCATATTTACCCCATATTTACAGAGATACAGATTATCCAACAAGTTTAACCGCTTTTGAAAATAATTTCGTATCTTTAGGAGGTATATTCGACGAGACTTTTGACGAGACTTTTGAATAATTAATAAATAAAAATACACATGAGCACAGTAAAACAAGACATTGACCAAATAGCCAACGAAACGGCTAATGGAGGAAACACAAAAACTCGGGTAGCCGGGGTTATTGAAAGAGTATACAACGAACCTAAAGTATTAGCTGTAGAAACGGATTATCCAACAACTATTCCTTTAAAAGCAGGTCAAAGATTTTGGTATCTAGGAAACGAATGGCATTACATGACACAAGCAGAAATTGATTCATCCGGTTGGACTGGATTAGTATCTGTTGGCTTTCCTGCTCCCGTTAGAAAAGTTTACGATTTTTGTATTTTGCTCCCGTCAAACACAGTAAATTTTAGAATAGAAGAAACTATAATCTATTCAGCAATCCCGTTTATTTCAAGACTTTCAGATGGTTTTTACTCAACAGATTTAGATTTTATCGGTTTGGGTATGCCTAACAGAATCAGAGTTGTCCCTGTATCTATCGGATTTACGGGATTAACTATATCTGGTTTTAAAAACGCTGGATTGCTAAAAAACATCGAGGATATAGGAACTATTATTTGTTTAACTTTAGTAGGGGGAGGTTTAACGGATCTGGTAATTAATGATTTTTTTAATCAACTTCCAACAACTGTAAAAACGGCTACAATAGACGTTTCTGGAAATCCAGGTTCTGCAACTTGCGACCCCTCAATTGCGACTTCAAAAGGATATACAGTAATCACTTAAAATAAAATATATGAAACTAGTCACAGTAGCCATTGGCGAACAATACGAAATTGAAGCTCAAAGATTGAGCAGAAGTTTATCTCAGGAAGTTTTAGTATTTAAAAAGGAAAATCCGCTTTACATACAAAAAAGCTCAGACCCATTAATCGACGGGCTTTGGCATAAGTGTAATTTTGCCAACTATATCGATCCTACGAACGACCCGATTCTTTTTATAGATGCAGACGCATTCACATTAAAAGAAAACCCTTTTGCGGATTTCGCTGTAGATCCTAATACTGATTTTGCTTATGTGCCATACCAAGGAACTTGGCATTTGCCGGATACTATCCGTCAAAATGCTTTCAATTTTCATGGCCATAAAATCAACAGTGGTTTTATGTATTTCAAAAACTTAACCGTTGCAAAAGCTATTTGCGATCAATGGCAATTTGAGTATTTGGAACGTGAAAAACTTTACAATGTAAGTGCAGGGACTTCCAAATATGAGTATGACGAATGGGCCTTGATGATTGCATTATCAAAGTTAGATTATACTGTTGAGATTTTGGATAAAAAATGGAATGATTGGACTTTGGGAACTAGAGAAGAAATCTTAGCTTCCGATTCTACTTTCTTCCAATCCCATGATTTTCTAAACATAGTTTAATCCCTATTAAATATGGAGTCAAGCAGAATTAATGAAATTAGAATAGCTTTATATTCGATATTCATATATCTAAAGATTGATTTGGATTTTGTGAATATCTTGTTAATCCTGATGGCGGGTGATACCGCCTTCGGGTTAATGAAATCGGCCAGGATGGGAGTTAGGTTTTCATTCGACACTCTAATCTGGGGCATACTAATAAAATGTCTTATTTTATTGATCCCCATGGTTTTAGCTTTAACTGGAAAGGGTTTAAAACTAGGGGATTTCACTCCTATAGTAAACACTCTATTTAGGATCTTTATATTATCCGAGACCTTTTCGATTTTAACTTCTATATATGTCATAAGAGCCAAGAAAAACATAAAAAGTGTGGACTTCGTTTCTATGTCTATTTTATGGGTCAGACAAGTTCTTTTAAACATGGCTACTAATTTAATTAACTCCAAAAAATGAGAAAAATAAAAAGTATAGCAATTCACTGCTCAGCAGGATTTGGAAATGTTGCATCGATAAGAGCTTTCTGGAAAACAAAAGGATGGAACAAAGTTGGATATCACATCCTAATAGATACCGATGGAGTCTCTCATGTATTAGCTCCTTTTGATGAAACAACAAATGGAGTATTGGGACACAATAGCGAGATCATAAACCTTTGTTACATAGGCGGCGTACAAAAAAATGAATCCGGAAAACTTGTAGCAAAGGACACGAGAACTGAAAAGCAAAAGTACGCATTGACCCAAGCTATCAAATTGGCTATTAAATATGCAGAAGAATCAAAATCGGATCTTTCGACATTAACTATCCAAGGGCACAGGGATTTTAGTCCAGATAAAAACGGGAATGGAGTAATAGAATCTTGGGAGCGGATAAAGGAGTGTCCTTGTTTTGATGCTATTCCCGAGTACAGACATTTATTAATTGGGACGGATTCCAAAAATGTCCATGAGGTTAAAAACGGGGAAACACTTACTTCAATAAGTAGATTACACGGGATAAGTATATCGGATATAAAAAATTTAAACAGTTTAATAAATCTAGATCGATTATCTATAGGTCAAATACTAATTTTAAACAAATAAAAATAATGGGAACTATGTTGTCTTTCTTTAGGTCCGTATGGCCATATTTGGTCATCTTACTGCTTTCTATAATTCTGTTCTGGTCCTACAAGGAAATTCAGAGCCAAACTGCAGAAAAATTACGGTATAAAAATAATATGTTGGAATTACATAACGGGCAACAGTCTGGTTATACCCATCAAAATTTGACCGTAGACGAATTAAAAAATTATATCCATATAAACAATAAGAATTTGGTCGATTCGATCGTTAAGAATCATATACGATTGAATAGAGTACAGAAAATATATGGAAACAAGACTATCTATTCTGACCTAAATAATAGGGCAATAAATATAGATAGCTTTAAAAATTTTCTTATAAAAAATCCTAGTGTTAACAGGGAACAAGTATTTGTAGACTCTAGCAAATGTTTAGTCATCCGAGGGAAAATAATATCGGATTCCACGGGTGCAAGAATAGAAATAGATGATCGAAAATACAAAGGGGAATCATACGCCATAATATATTGGGAACGAAAACCTTGGACCTTCTTAGGCATACGATCCCGAATATTTGGGACCAAACAATTCACTTCTAAAACATTCAGTGAGTGCGGGGATGTCAAATCTACTGAGTTGATCGTCATACCAAAATAACTAATATTCGAAGCATAAAATAAAAAAGATC